TCAGTTTTAGTTAATGTTCTGTATGGCTGTATTCTTAGCGGTCCAAATTTGTATGATTCCTTGATGTAAAGTGCAGACCTTTGTGTCAAGTATCTTTCTTCTATTTTTTGTAATTCTTTTTCAGCCTTGCGTTCAAAATAAACTGCTCGCTGGTCATTTCCGTGCTTGAATAATGCTTCAGAAACTGTTCGATAAACAATGTATCTATGTGTATCAGTTGGTGCAGCAGGTGCATCATAATCATCTTCCAGTTTAGCAGGATAATGAATATATCGAACTCTAATTGGTGTTGATACTGCAGGATGTGGCCAGAGACGAATACGCATTTGGTCTGTGGTATCTAAAGTTTTTCTTGGTATTGCCATAAGGTCAGCCAAAGAACCAATCTCTGTTTGCGTCTGGGTCCAAGCATTAGATGTATTAGAATCATTTGCACTAAAAAATGGATAATTGTCAATGGGCACAGAATCATAAAAAATACCAGAAAGGTCTCGATAAAATGATTCTTCAAAGGTTGTTGCACCATCTTTTCCTGTAATGCTTTTTAATTTGACATAAAATTTCTTTTTAAGTCCGTATTCACCGTGTCCTGTAGTATCATTTGTTAGGAATCTGGGAATCTGATTAGAGCCATTTAGCGTAATACTAACAGCATCAGACATAGGAGATTCAATGCCACGATAAAGAAAAGACATATGAAATTCGTATGTTCCGGCTGGCCAAGGTGTTCCTGCTGTTGTTGTATCAACAGTAAAGTCGCGATTAGCGCGAGGAGTAAAATGTGAATTATTATTGTATCCTGCTGGATCACGGTCATAAGCAACCCAATAAATAGGAGTTCCTGACAGGGTTATTCGTAAGTCTAATTCTTCATCTCGTCTGCGTGTTAGATTATCGATATGCCCCATTGCATTACCTAAACCGGTTCCTGTTTCATTCATATTGCGAATGCCAACTGAAAGTATTTGCGCACAGTCTCTGGGTAATGTTTGATAAATTTGATAAGCGTTTGCTGTTATTGTATCTGCGACTAATCCACCTGATTGCCAATTTACACGACTTCTATTTCCGCTAACTTTAGATACATAACATTTATTATTTGAAAAGTCAATAGAATCAATAATGTATTCTCCATTATCATCTGCATCTGAGGCATCTGTGATAACTAACATTGATCCTTCGTGGTTTAGGTTTCCATCACCTGAAACGGCAGTAATATTTGGACAAACATTTACGACATTTTTCCAACTTCCGCCAATTGTATTTTTTGATATTGTTGCTGCTGTATCAGTAGCATCTTCTTTTGTATAGATATCAACAGTTCTTTGAGCAAATTCCCAAGGTTGTGTCATATAAAAATTTAGATATTCTTCGTTTAGCAACCGGTTTATTTCCGTATTGTATGCGGAGACATTTGGATTGTAATCAAGCAGATTCGCCACCATTTCTCTCATTTCTTTTAAGTTCATTTCAACCTCATAAAAAAGGCCCGCCCAGCCGGACGGGCCCCAGTTTAACTATCTTTTACTGTTAGAATTGTTTGAGAACGATTATTGTTTTCAAAGATGTAGCAGCACCAAGACCCACAGCATCAACTGCAATAGCGTGAGGAACTGCGTCTGCCCCAATGGTAAAACTGTAAAATTCACCTGCAACATCACCTTGACACAAATAATCACCAGCTGCAATAGCCACATTACCTGCGTTATTGGTTCCTTTTACAAGTCCTTCACAAATTCCACTGATGCATACATCAACAAAGTCTCCAGCAACTGCACTTGATAGTGCAACACCGATAGCTGCTTTATCTGCGGATGATTCAACAACTTTCATAACAACTTCTCCAGCACCACCATCAACAACATCAAAAATAACAGGTGCGCCTTGTGCAATTGTTCCGTCCGCTAAGAATCTTTCAACTTGTCTGCGGTTTGAATCAAGAACTGAATCTTCACCCACGCCGCTTTCATCTGTTGCGAATAATTTCTGCAATAAAGTATTAGTAGCCATTTTATGCCTCCGAATGAACCATCAAGCCTTGAGAAGCCAGATGTTGGAAATAAACTTGCATACGAGTATATACATTAGCTGAACGAGCTGCATAACCAGAAATAAATTCAAAGTCATCCATTTCGAACTGGGCTGCTGAATCGAATCCAAGTTTGATGTATTTAGTATTGAGGAAATAAGCACTGATAATAGCTGTCGTTCCTGGTGTTCCACCGGCTTTATCCTGAACGGATGGCCCAAGGAATGGATCCGCTTGAATTTGTGCGCCGTGGAAAGCCAATGCAAGACGACCACCATCAAGGACTTTCTCATCAATGTATCTTTCTTTATCGTAAAGCAGACCTTTGTAAGCTTGGAAAAAGCCAGGTGAGCATACAATCAAGTCAGGAGCTGAACCGTCAGGAGTATTCAATTGACATTGCAGATAAAGTTCTGTCATTTCTTGAATAGAAAGATTACCACCACCACTAAGATATTGGTTTTGTAATCTGCTGAAATTAGCTTTACTCAATCCACCGATGTCTGTTCCTGCAGTTTGTGATCCAAAATTTGCATTATCGAAGAATCCTTGAGTAGAATTTCCACCGGTATTTGCACCATTGGATAGACCGTTGAAAGTATTAAGGTTGCTAAGAATATTAGAAGCATTACAAAGAATTTGTTTTTCAACTTCTCGTTTTAGCAATCCCATAACGCTTTTCATACGAGCTTCTGCAACATCAATTATCGCTCGATCTCCACGATTGGAAAGTTCTTCAGCTTTAGTAATTACAATAGGAGCAACAAAGTCGCACCAGTTAAAGCTTGCATTTCTTAGCACATCTTTTACTGCTAAGTTGATAGGCTCATAACCTGAGCTTAATTGTGTAATTTGGGAATGTTCTTCCAAAATAAGCGGCACATCTAATTTTTGTCCGCCATCATAAGTTTCAATTCCACCTCTTTCGCGCATCTTGTCGAGTAAAGGAGTTGATTGGTAAAGCTGATCAACTTCTTCATCAAGAAGAATACGGAGCGTGGAACTGAGGATATCATTACTGATTGCCATCGCAACCTCCGTTTTTAAGTGTTAATTGTTTTTTACCATTGACTGCGTGAAATTCTTTATGGCAATGTCTGCATAAAGTTATTCCATTATTCAAGATGTAGCGTAATTCGGGATAAGCATCGCGTGAAAATATGTGATGTGCTTCAAGTTTTACACCTGAGCCACATACTTGACAACATTTATCTCTTTCCTTGATAGCTTTCGACCATTTTCCACCAAGATATCTTTCGCTGTAAAAAGTTTCAGCGTATTCACCTGGTTTTTTGGTTTTACTGCAAGAAGTGCATTCAGAATTATTCTTTACTGCTCTTGTAGCATTACCTCTGGTAGAATGATAACAATTTACACCACAAGTTGGACAAGTAGAATAGATTCCCTTGTTATCCAAGAAAATTTGGCCTTCATACTTAGACTTGCGTTTATAGAGTTTCATTTAGTTTTCCGATAATTTGTTTTTGCATCTTGGATTATCCTGTATCAGGGTCCCAATTGCTTGTCCTTTTCGATGCGCAAAAAGGGGCAGTTCATTATTACACTATTTTTTTCCTTTTTGTTCGGCCAAATAGGCATAAATTTCGTGTGCTCTTTTCATATGTTTAGGAACTTTAATATTACCTGATTCTCTGACACCGCCAGATGATAATTTTAGACCGACATCTCGCATTCTTTGCTGTCTGGCGGCCAATTCATCTTTTAGACGAGTGTTTTCAGCTGCAACTGCTTTTCCTTTCACGATGTAATATGCATTTTCTAATGACATATTTTCATTCGCTTTTAACATTGAATATATTTCGTCTTTGTAATCCCCAAGGTCTGGGTTGTCATCCTTGAACTTTTGGAGTTGTGCTCTTTTTTGTTCTATTGCTCTTTGTTCCCGCATTGGCTGCATCATTTCTGATAAACGCTTGGCAACTTCTTGTTCAATTCGTTTTTCAAATGATGCTGTATCGTAAGGATCAAGTTCAACAGGATCCTGATTAGCATATTCTTCAATTCGACCTTGAGAACCTTCAATTAGGCTGTCTCTCATCGATTCTAATTCTTTACGCTGGGCACTCAACTCTTGTGTTTTACGAGTGTAATCAGCCCGTAAATTTGCCAATAGTTTTTGTGCATCATCAGGTAATTGTGAGATTACTTTATTGTAATCAATTCCTTTATGACCGCCGTCATCTAACCCTTTTAAACTTGCCAGTGTTTCCACAGTCATAGTTTCAGGTGTCGCTTCGGCTGTTGCTTTTTGCATTGCTTCACCGACACGATCACGGCCTTGATATGTTTTTTTGTCTGTTGTTGATTGTGTATCAGTCCCAACAGTTTCAACAACAACTTCTTGTGCTGGGGTGCTGATTGATTCGCTCATATTTCCTCCTAACTTGACATTCGAGCCATAAACAATTCTTCCTCATCTGGCTGCACAGCTGGTTTTGACATTGTTCCAACATCAGCACCGGTAGTTTGTGCAGCGGGAATACCAGATTCGGCTTGATATTCACCCATTCCCATAGGTTTTGCTAAAAATGACTTAAAGACTTTATCGGATGCAGCAGAATCAAGTTTAGCTGCGATGTCTCGTAAGTCTTTATCGTTTTCAACTGATGCAAGGTCAAAAGTTTTTTCTTCCATTCCTGCATCGCGTAGTGCAGAATTTACCATTTCCAAATTACGACCAAATTCAGGAGGTAATTTTTCCAAGTCTGCATCAAATGTTGGATATTCTGGCGCTTGAAATATTTGATTAACACGATTCAGTGCCTCCACAACACGGTTTAACATTCTTTTGGAAAAGTCGCCTTCAATTGCCAAAAAGTCATCTTCAGACTGTTGTAGCTTTTGGGCTTCATCCATTACTTTTGTTTCTAAGTCAGCAATTTCACCCTCACTGGGTGCCATTGCCATTTGCATATCTAATTCATTTTCTTGAGCCATCATTTCCTCCTGATTAGCGTTTTATGTTTATTTAAGTATTCTTGAGTTTTTTCAGAATCTGCATCCATTTTTTTAAGTTTTTCTTGATCATAGCCATAAAGACGATCAAATTCCTCATTACTAACTCTAACTTTTCCGTTAGCTGTCATCCATTTGTCCTGTTCCCGCCTATTTTGGAATCTGCGACCGGCTTGGACACAATAAAAACCCGACGCCCCAAACTTTCCTGTTTCATCACCCCATAAACTGGGTGTAAAAGCAGGCGGGGATAATAGTTTCTTTACTTTTCCCCCACAACTGCACTCAAACATATCTTCTGTGTCATCAAAACTGCATAATTCGTCAAATGTTGCATCACACATTTTGCACTGAAATTCATAAATTGGCATTAATTACCTCCACCACCAAATATTGCCAGATTATTGGGCCCAACAGGTTGAGCCATTTGTTGTAATTCTGCAGCATCAGGTTGAATAGCTTTACCTGCCGCTGTTGCTTTTGCTGCCGAAACCATCTCAGCAGACTGTTTATTTGCTTCTTCGATAAATGATTCAGGTAATCCTAAAGCACGAACCATTTCTTGTAAAAGGACATTATTAGGAACACCTAAACCTTGAAGTTGTGGAATAGACTGAATAAATTCTCTCTTTCTAACTGATTCACTAATTGGTGTCATTGCCTGATCCTGTGCATAAATGATCCAGTTTTCCCGTAAGTCATTTGCTGACACAGATTCGGTTCTATTACTAATAATAACATAATCACTTGTTTTTTCATCATCCAAATAACCAGCCAATATATCAACATAAACTTTAGCAATTGATTCAATTGTCATATCTCTTTCTCTGGCCAGACGACCAACTTCTGAACTTGTATATGCAGCCAGAGCAGCAATTTCTGTTGCTGAAGAACGAGTTGATTCACCTCTTGTAAAAGGTGCCATTATTGATCCTTTGTCTTTGTCGGCTTGGACTTGGTTGTAATAGACTTCGAGTTCGGGGGGTGTGGGATTCTGAGGTAAAGGACGAATAGCAGCAGTAAGGTCATCACTATCAACTTCCACAAAAAGTCCATCAATGCCTGATGTAATTTGTGCCATAGATTCCTCATCAAATAATCCCCTTTGGACAATATACTGACGAGAAGCTTTTCTAACTGCATTGGCTTGGAAAGTTCTGATCAGATTAGTTTCGAAAATTTGGTCATAAATTCGTTTCATTGAAGAATAACCTTCCAAGGGCACATCAGGTTTTCTATTAAAATAAAACGGTATGATAGGAATACAGGGTTCATCAACATAATCT